CTAGGAAATCTAATGGACATGTTCTTAACCATAGATATAATTCTTTTGCATTCTCTTGTGTATTAGTCATATACTGGCTCCACTATTGGATCGGATAAAAACTCCCAATTATTGTAATCATTTCCTAGAGCTATCAGTGCTTCTTTAGGATCACTAGCTTCTACTTCTTCTTCGTATGCAAATATTATTCTATATTTCATGGTTCATCTTTCACTGGTTCTATGACAAGCACTTCTTCTTCTACAGTTTCTGACCAGTCATCTGGTGCAACTTGGAAAGCCATACGTGCAAGTGCGTCTGCTACGTCATAGTCATTGTCCATGTCTTCATCAACTTGTAGTTGGAACTCGTATTTGCCACTAGGTTTACGATATACTTCTACAGTAAAGAACCATTCTGGTTCAGGCTCTTTACGTTTTCTAGCAGGGAAGTCTATGATGTTCTCATCATCTACATAACCATTATTTTCTGGTTTGTTTGGATAGCTCATTACTTATCCCTTTCTTCTCTATGAACTTTAAGAACTTCGGTAGCAATACTTATTATTTGAGATCTATGTATTCCAATATCTGCTAGTTCTCTATCAGTTAGTCTATTTAGTGCATTGATAGTACATCTGGTGTTATATCTTTGACGCATTCGTTCTATCATACTTCTAAAGTTTATTTGCATTTTTATTTCTCCTGATCTTTTCTAGAGCATGATATAAGTCATCAAGCATTGTTTTCTTCATGATAATGAGGTCTACTCTAGATTCATCGTGTGGATCTTGTTGTCGTATCCAGTATGAGTCATTTGTTTGAGATACTTCTATATCATAATCTTGACCACTTGGGTCTAGTAATGTGATGATAGGAGAATCGTAATCGTATTCAATTGTGAATGTCATGAGTAGACCTCTTTTTATGTTTAGATTTTCTAATTAGTTTCTTAGTTTTATCAGCGATAATCCGTAGCCTGAACTTTGGATTACGCAAAGCTTTAGCTACAGGATTACGCTTTTTCATATTAGTCTGAAGCCTCTGCTGGTGGTTCAGGTGTAGGTGGTACATATGTTGCATCACCCATTAGTAAAAGTATAAATAATATTTGGAATAGAGCCATCATATTGATTACCTCATCTGTTATCGCCAGAGCCACCCAGCACATTTCTAGTCTTACGGTTGGCAAGTTTCCATAAGTTTTTATCAGCTACAGTATCTAATGAGTAGCCAAGTTCTGTGGATAGCATTGCTAAGTACCACATTACATCACCAAGTTCATGTATAATGTTGTCTGGTGATGATCCGTCACGTATTACTTTCTTAACTTTATTAGCTACTTCTCCAGCTTCTCCAGTTAACCCCAGAGCAAGATACTCTAGGGCTTTATCTTCAGGATATATTGCTGTTTCTTTAGCTTTAGCTTGATATTGACTAAGGTACATCATTGCATACTACCTTGTTCTATATCCATATCTTGTAGTACATGACCAAGCTGTACAAATATTCTTTCAGCTTCTTTTCTATTTAGTTCTACTGCATGATCTCCAAGGACAATGAGTATACTTGTAATTATACCAAGCTCATCACGAGAGATTGATACATCTACAGTATCTTCATCTCCCGGTGATACTGATCGTGTCTGCATGTTATACCTCCATTTGTGAAATAGATGTAATGAAATTAAAGGTAGATTCAACTTGCTCTTTAGCATCTTGGATTACCTCATTGATGTAGTCTTCATGGTCTGATGCATTTACATGATACAATGACATCTCTTCTGTCAATGCGTCGAATGTTTCGCCAGCATCCATACCACGTTTGTAACATGCAATTGCCATATCTTGCAATGCCATGTCGAGTTCGCTGAATTTACCCATTGTTTAGTCCTTTTCTTTTATTTCTTTTTCTAATACTTTTAGATCTTGTAGTGTTAAAGAATCTAGTCGTTCATCCCAACCATCTTGATACCCTTCATCATAATCTTGCATTGAACCATCAGCAAGAGCAACACATAATCTGTTGTGTCTTATTACAACATCATTGTAGTCTTTGATTAGGAAGTTTTGAGCCATAGCAACAATCATCATGGTTTCGGGATTTGATTCTTTGACAATCTTTTGCATCTCCTCTAGAGTATCAGGAGTTCTGAAGAAATTGTTAGGTTTCTCTAGAGGAATCTTTTTCTCGATCCAGTAGTTTGCGTTTACTTCTCTGTCAGTCTCACTCATAGTAGTTCACGAGATACAAACTGACCTGTAGTTGCATCACGAGCTACTGACAAGTAACCTTGGTTAGAACTGAAAGTACCCTTGGCAAAACCATATCGTCTTGTGGTACGTCTAAAGATTAATCGTTGACGCCCGATAGGATTGATTGCTGATACTTTAACTTTTGATTTAAGTCTACGGCTAATAAATGGTACATCTTTAATATTCATAATATTTCTTTCTATGTTAATATTTCTTTACTTTTTCAACGATTACTGTGGTGTCATTTTTAGTATAACACAACAGACAATCTTTACACTTTTGTCCTGTACAGTTCTGCAGTTCTACATGTTCATGCTCTAGTACATTATTGAATGTCTTATCAAAGTACTTGGGTATTTTACCCATGACTGTAGAGATCATTGGATTACTGTATATTAGGACGAGGTTATCTGGTTTCTCATGTTCCTTAAAATATTTTACAACCAGATCATTTCGTTTAGTCCACAAGACACATCGGCAATGTGGATTCTTCTTGGCAATATTTACGTAGTTGATTAAATTGTTAAGGTTTATTAATTCACCATGTGCATCGAACCTGATGAATGCGTCTAGTAAAACAGGTAGATATTCCATATCATGTACTTTACTTGATAGGAAATCACTGTTGTGTTGCAATGCTGGTTGCATATTTTTACGATATGATTTTAGCATTGTATGTGAGTAACAAACAGTACAGATGTTGTTCTTCTTAGCTGTTGTATTCTGTTTGATACAATATTCATTTGTTGCAGTATTTGTAGATATTGCACGTAAACCTTCAAGTTTACCTGTCATCTTACTGATGTGTACTCCAGATCTTTCTACCATGTTTTACCCTTTCGTGGTAATTAGTTGATTATGTTGATATCTTATGTATCTCTAGAAATCTTTGGTAGATGTCATCGAATAACTCCACAGATTCTCTGTGTATTTTGATAGCTTCTGCCATTGATTCTTCATATTTTAATACAAGATCTGTTGATCTGATTACAGACTTGATAGCTCTTGCCATTTCGTCTTGACTTATTTCTAATTCACCACACATTGACATAATTATTTCCTTCTCTGTTTAATATCAATTATGAAACCACATACACACAAGAATATAACAATGTATATTAGTGTGCTTGGAATCATGTTTGCTCATCAGTATCAAACTTAGATACTTCATATTCTACTTGAAATACTAATGAGTTCAACCATAGTAAAGACATTGCAGCGTACTCTAGTGGTGCTGCTAGTAAGTCTTTCAATTAATTAGTCTCCTGTTAATAGGTTAAGTGCATAGGCAGGACTTATTGTGTTACCTGCATGGGCCTAAATAGAACTGGCTAAGATACCCAACCTGACTATTGCTGCGAAGCGTGGTAGCTACTCCTAGTCAGTACATTATGTCGTTCTAAACATTATTCTGTCACTATGCGATATCACCGTCGTGATAGGTTTCCAACTCCTTCACTACACAACGTACAGTCCTAGGACATATAGAGTGTAGTTGGTTGTAAGATCACTACAAGCTTGCGAACAAGTTACCTTACTGCTGTGATCTATTCGTTAGGCGATGTCGGGCCGCCTTAAATCATGGTGATTCGTGTGTACAACGTACATCTCGAATCACCTTAGTATAGCTTTCATCGCTTTAGCGATGCAATTTTAAAAAGAACCAACTACCCGAAGGTAGCTGGAACTTTTATTCTTTTTAGAAGTCAACAAGATCGTTAGGAAGTGATGCATCATTTGCAGAGATTGCATTTGTTACATCAGAACCGGGAACAATGTCGAAGTCAGAAGTTGCGGCATCAGCTTTAGGTCTAAGACCAGATACTTGAACTGCTTGAACGTCTGATGTGATACCAGATTTGCCAGCATATGTCCAATGATACTGATACATAGTGATACTACCAGTGCTTCCGTTGCCAATACTATTGACTAGCTCAGAAGACATAGGTTGTGTCTGACTATCTACAACAACTGCTGGTTTCTTCTCAGTTCCATCACGAAGCTTTGCTTTACGTTTGAGGGAAGCTGTATAGAATCCAGTTGGCTTACCATATTGTTTAGTTCCATCAGGTAATTTGGTTACCTCGATTTCTTCTTTAACAACAAGGTTAGCTTGATGCCAGTGTGCGGCTTCTTCCAGACTGTCAGTCATAACTTGAAGTTCCCATTGTTCATTACCAGAACCTTGAGGGAATTCAACTTTATCAACTAACTTGACCCAGTTAAAGGTGCAGTTGTTAATCCTGAAGTTACGTCCACCACCTGCTGTAACAGGTTGAAGATCTACAGGTTTTCCACCTCTACCAGTGATAGTAAGTGGAACATTTTGTGGAAGAGCCAATAACTCTTCAAAGGTTTTGACAGTACTCATAATAATATTTCCTTTCATTAGAGTAATAATCTACAACAGTGGCGAGCGTCAGCGAGACACCATCGTAAGGTTATTGTTTGGTTACGTGTTGATACACAGCAAAACAAACAAAGAAGGTTGCAATTACAATAAAGAATCCAACAACAGGACTCCCAGTAGATGCAATGATTGTAGCGAATATCGTAAAGACTATTACGATAAACGCTGATGCAAACAGAAGTTGTAGGTAGAACATTATGAATGCTCCGAATAACCTAGGACTTCAACAACGTAGTAAGTTGCACTTGCAACAGACATCATTGGATACTTATTTAAAGTAGCTTTTATAGCTTGATCTTTACTTGGAATATCATATTTGGATATTCTGTGACCATGCGCTATTACTGTGTGATCGTATTCATCTTGATAGAATTCCTCTTCAAATTGATCACGGTGAGATCCTGTACTATGAAAGTAATCATATAATTCATCACGGTTATCGTGACACCATAGATCATAATCAAGCAGGTTATTGTTGTTGTAAGACATAGTGTACTCCTTTCAAGAGTAGTGAAATATAATTAAATTAATAGCAAAGAATGCTACGACTAAGGCAAATCCAATTGCCATACCAAGGTACTCATCACGACTAAACATTATAGTATGACTCCTTCTAATTCATAATGAACTGAATCCTGAGAGCAATGGCTATTCTTTTTGATAGCCCATTGTCTCATAGGTTTAGCAGTATCTGCACAGATGTTAGTTACAACTCTGTAAGTAGCATTGATGATTGATTTGTAATCATCTGTTGTGAGATACTTAGAGACAGCATCATAGTTTGTACAATGATGCCTGATGTCTGCTGCAAGAGTTGTAGTGTTGAACTCATGACCTAGACGTTTGATCCTTGTGTAAGATGATTTAACATCCCAAGGTTTAGTTTGTTTAACTGTAGGTATCATTGTGTTTCCTTTCTAATACCAAATGATTTCGTTGAGAGTTATCCTGCCAAGGATAACCTGTACAGACTCGTTAGGATATCGTACAGAGTATATATAATATATATATATATATCCCCCCTTGGAAGTCTCTCCCTTTAAGGGGTATATACAATTTTGCATAGGTAATCGTGTGAGTTATGTGTGTATTGCATAGATCCCCTTCGGGTACTTCTATAGAACTCTTACGATCCTTACGATCTCCCTAGATCTCCCTTAGATTCCCACGATTCCCCATATACCCCTTAAAGAGATTCCACAGGTATCGTAAGAGTTCTATAGAACGAATGACTGTCAAGGAATTCGTAAAGAGTCGTAAGAACATCGAGGGGGTATCAAAAATAATAAAGGGTATAATAAAAATAATTAGTATCTTTTACTCTCTTTCACACGAGGGGGTACTGAAACCTATGAGGACAAAATGAATAAACAAGAAATAGCTAAATTATTAGCTGAGAAAGAAAAGAGAGATGCTCTGAAAGAGTACTCACACGACTTCGCTAAGTTTGCTGAAGAACAGATACAGATCATCACTAAGGATGCCTCACAGGGCTTTGTTCCCTTCAAGCTTAACAAATGTCAAAAGATCATAACAGAGGCACTCAGGAAGCAACTGGAGGAGACTGGTAAGGTCAGAGCGATTATCCTTAAGGCTAGACAGCAAGGTATAAGTACCTACTGCTCTGGACGAGTCTTTTGGAAGTCTTACTTTACTGCTTATGCTAGATCTGTTGTTATGGCACATGACTCAGCTACATCAGATGCTTTGTTTGCTATGTCAAAGAACCTCATACGTAATATGAGTGGTGAGTTAGCACCTAAAGAAATTAGATCTAATGCTAAAGAGATTATTATTAATAGTCCTTCTATGCCTGACAAGGATGCTACGGCATCGTACAGACTGTACACAGCTGGTAGTCCTGAAGCAGGTAGAGGTACTACACCTACTATTGCACACTTGTCTGAGGTTGCCTTCTGGCAGCATGATGAGAAGATACTTGCTGGTTTGTTTCAGGGTATCTCACAAGCTGCAGGTACTGAGGTAATTGTAGAATCTACAGCTAATGGCTCTCAGGGGGAGTTCTACAGGCTCTGGAAGGGTGCTGTGGCAGGAGAGAACGAGTATATTCCTATATTCCTACCTTGGTATATTACTGATGAGTACCGTAGAGAAGCTCCAGAGGGTATGGAATTATCTACAGAAGAAGAAACTCTACAAGAAAAATACGGATTAGACAATGACCAACTATATTGGAGAAGACTTAAGATTGCCGAAGGTGGGGAACTCAAGTTTAAACAGGAATACCCAGCAACAGCTGACGAAGCATTTATCACAAGTGGATCTAACGTGTTCAACGTGGAGCGTTTGGACGCCCTCGTACCCCAACCACACCAGCGAAGATCCGAATGGGACCCTCACAGCAAGATGTTTGACGAACACAGAGAAGGAACCCTCTACATATACGACTTTCCACAGTGGGAAGAACCCTATGTAATAGGAGCTGATGTGTCATTAGGTGTTGGACAGGACTATTCAGCCTGTACGGTCATGAATAATGAGCGAGAAGTCGTAGCAATGTACAGGAATAACCGTATAGATCCTGCGATGTGGGGAGAATTACTGTTTTATCTAGGAAGATACTACAATAATGCGCTACTTGCAGTAGAATCTAACTCTATGGGTATTGCAACACTGCAGAAACTGGAGTCAATGGACTACATTAACCTGTATCGTCAGACTAAAATTGCAAATGTTAGTAATGAAGAGGGAATGCGCCTAGGATTTAGAACAACTGCAGCTACAAAACCTGCAATTATAGGGAATCTTAAGAATCTTATAGAAAATGAAGAGATAATGATACCTTCTCCTGTTATGATACAGGAATTAAAGGATTATATCTCTACAGAAACTGGGAAAACGGAGGCAGCTCCGGGATGTTACGACGATACTGTAATATCTTTAGCGATATGTGCAGAAGTTTTACGAACTCACTGGGATAAACTACAAACATCAAACGTAAGTTGGAAGCAGAGGACGAATGAATGGAACCAAGACGAGACGAACTGGTTATAGATGAGAAAGAATACTCAATGGTAGATATATTACTAGATAAATTCTTTCAAGGTTATGTACCAGCAGAATGTATATACGTAACAGAGAGAAATGGACATCCACATATAGAAATAAACTGGTGTTCTTGTTAATTGTATATACCCCTTAAAGAGAATACTAGATATAGGAGGACATAATGTATTTTGTATTAGCATTACTATGTATCGCAAACGAAGAATGCATGGTAAAAGCATACCCTCATCTATTACCTACACATGAAGCCTGTATGGTAGTAAAACAAGATGTACATAGGAAGTTATGGGAGTTCGCTCCTGATAATGCAGAGTCAGTAGAGACATGGTGTTTCTCTATACCAACAGAAATATAGGAGGACATAATATGCCCAGTAAAACTAAATCAAAAGTAAACGCAGCAGGTAACTACACAAAGCCTACTATGAGAGCTAACCTATTTAGGTCTATTAAAGCTGGTGGTAAAGGTGGTAAACCCGGACAGTGGTCAGCACGAAAAGCCCAGATGCTTGCTAAAAGATATAAAGAGAAGGGTGGGGGATATAAATAATGGCCCTAGCGAAATCGCAAAGATCATTAAAGTCTTGGACTAAACAGAAGTGGCGTACTAAATCTGGTAAGCCATCGACGCAAGGTAGTAAAGCTACTGGTGAAAGGTACTTACCCTCTAGTGCTATTAAGTCTATGTCTAGTTCAGAGTATGCAGCTACAACTCGTAAGAAACGAGCAGATACAAAGAAAGGAAAACAATTTAGCAAACAACCAAAGAAGATTGCTAAGAAGACAAAAGGACACAGGAGAGTATCGTGAAAATATTATTTACAGTTCTTTTGTTTTTGTTAGTATCAAGTGTAGCGTACGCAGAGGGATGTGATAGTAGTACGAATGCTAACTGTATTGAGACTAATAGTACTACGAACTCTAATGTTAACTCTACTATGTCATCAGAGACTACAGTAAAGTCTCCTCCTCCATCAGCAATGTCACCTACGATTAATAATTCTAATAGTGACTTGTGTACCGTTGGAGTTGCAGGAGCCGTACAGACCCAGATACTAGGTATATCTGCAGGAGCTACAGTTAGAGATATGAACTGTGAGAGACTAAAGAATGCAAAGGTTCTGTATGACATGGGGATGAAGGTGGCAGCCGTATCGGTAATGTGCCAAGACAAAAGAATATTTCAATCCATGATGAATGCTGGTACGCCTTGTCCATTCGACGGACTCGTAGGTAGTCCAGCAAAAGAAGCATGGAAAAACAATCCACATTTAGTACCGGGTGCTAAGACAGGAAAGAATAAGGAGTGGTCAGATGAAGATAAGAATACTGCCAAAGGTGCTGCTGGCGTCGGTGGTTTACTTGCTCTCCTCCTACTGCTTATCTGATGTTATATATGAAAGAACGAATAATGTAACTACAAATGGTTACAACTGGGATATGACTAAGGTCTTACCTCCAGAAGCAGGATTAAAAGTTCAAGGGATATATCACAAGTATACAATAACTAAAGATCCCAATACAGATGCTACAGTATCTATAGTAAATAAAAATACTAATGGTGTAGGTAATATCTATGAAAGACATGATAATTGGGATCAGATACCTAGTAATACAAAGTTAGGGTTTGATACTATTACACCTACATTAGGTACATCATTTGGAGATGGTAGTATCTATGTAGATGGTGATGGGGAACTGAGCGACGTTATAGTTGCTTACAATTACATGTACGATACTTGTGCGATACCCTTAACAGATTCCTCTTGTCCGGGCTATGAAGATGCTCTGATGAAATATCTTCTTGATAATGGTTTAATAGATAATGAGCCAGATATAAATGATCCTTATTATGATGATTGGGTACAGTTCCAATTAGATCAAAAAGCAGAAGCTGCAGAGGAAGAAGAAAAACAAGAAGAGAAAGCTAAAGAAGACGAAGAGGAACAAGAGTTAAAAATAGAGAAAGCACTCGCGGTAGCAGGTGCGGCTGAACAGATTGCAGATCCAACACGACAAATAATCATGATGGCTCAGATGATGTCAGCAGGAACCCTAGATGGATACTATGGAGCAACGATAAACGGTGGAACTTATGAAGACACTGTTGAGTTAGAAGATGGTATCATTATAGATAATTTTAAAGCATTGAGAAACCTTGCACAAGATAAGGTTCATAGAACAATGGTTCGATCTCAATATGAATAAATGGAGATAACATGGATATTAAAACAATAACAGCGTTAGCGTTCTTAATGCCAGCCACTGCTGCAATGGCAGTTGACTCACCTATCACAGGTACAGTAGAACCTAAATGTTCAATATGGACAGAAACAGCAGGTGTATACGGACATCCACTACCATACAAGCTAACTACAAAACCTTCAGATGGTGGAGTTAAAGCTAGTATACGTGTTGATATAGCGCAAGCTGATTACTATAAAACTAAATTCACACATCCGAACAGCTTCTCATCTAGTCCTACATTGACAGATGCAGTTGCATGGACAGGTAGTACTGTTGTAGGTGCAGTAGGTGTAGCTGGGATGTCAGCTTATGAAGCTGCAAAGGTAACTTATAATAATGTCACAGAGTTTAATATGACATTAGCAGGATCTACATGGTTTACTGTGGAGTCAGAAGCTAGCTATGGGTCAACTAAATCTTTACCAGCAGGTAACTACACAGCACTTATAGTAGCAGAATGTATAGCAAAATAATATTATCTCTTTGTTTTGTTTTGTGTACTGTGCTTCAAAGCTACGCTCATGAAATGACACCAGCTTACCCAAAGCTAAAGACATCATATATAGATGGTGTATCAGTTACTAAAATGAAACTGTTTAATAGAAGAGAAGAGGTACAGTATTATCAGATAGAAGTATTTACATTTGATTTTAAACCTGTTCCTTTTGCTTCTACAGATAAGATAATAAAGATAGGCTTTAATAAATATAAAACATTTGATGTATATATAAAATCTAATGACATAGATAAAGTAGTATACATTTGTACACAATCAAAATTATTCAAAGAGACTAATCAAATTTCTTTAATAACGTCGAGGGTTTGCTCAAAAATAAAGGACAAGTAAATGAGGATATACTTAATACTTTTATTAGTTACTCTTGTTTGCAGTTGCAGTTATAGTAGAACTTATGCAGACTCAACGTCTAACTCTTTAAGTTTATCGATACCTAATTCTACTACAAGTTTCCAAGCAGATAAATTTCGTGCAGGAGAACTAGATTGTAGTAATGCAATAGGATCTGCAACTAATATAGAGTTTGGAGTAACTGGTATTATCCAAGGAGGAACTTCTAGTCATCAACAAGTTGGTGATATAGGAGT